GCTCGTATCCCACGCATCGCCAAGGTTTGAAAGGGCGCCTCCAAGCTCCTTCATCTGATCAGCCATGGAACCGCCAAAGTTGTCCTGTGCCAGCTTGAGGAGCGTGGCCTCGACAATGGCGGCCTCATCTTTGACGGTCGTCGTGACTCCTCGGAAAGTGATCTTGACGCTGTCGCCTACCTTCTCGCCGACTACGCCAAACGTCTCCTTCATGCGCGTCCAGTTGCCAACGGCTGCATCGGCCACGGCTTCGATGGATTGGATAAGGTCTTTGCCCTGTGCGCTCGCAAAATCGCCCCATGTCGTCAGTGCTTCGGTGCTGGGGTTGAGGCCGTAATTGGTGAGCTTAATGAACGCAGTCGTGGCCTGCTGTAGGTCGAACGGCGTGTTGGCTGCAAACTCCTGGATGGCCTTGAATGCGATCTGCGCGCCTTCTGCCGAGCCCGTCGAGGTCTTGAGCATGGCGTTAAGCTGACCAAATTCCTTCGTCACTTGGACGATCTTGTAGAGCGCTGCAAGACCGAGGCCAATGGCTCCCAGGGCTACGCCTGTGGCGGTGGCTACCAGGGCCGTCTTGGCAAATACGTTCTTGAGCCCGTCGGTTGCACGCTCGGCCCGCTTGCCTTGCGCCTCCAGGGCGTCCAGCCGCTTCGTGGCCTGTGCCACCTGATCGGAAACGACTTTGATCTGGAGGGTGGCTACTTTCATTTCGGCTTAGCTTTGCTGTACTGCTTCTGAATCTTCTCCTGCTTCAATTTATCCAGCGCCATGAGGCACTGCATCTCCCAGGCCGTCGGGACGGTACCAGTCAACTCGGCCCACGCCTTGATCTCGGAATGAGTGAGGGGCTCGGCACTGTTGACTTCGAGGTATAGCCTCCAGATGTAAGTAAGATGGTCATCGAGTGGAGTGTGATCTTGTAGCGGCTGCGGAATCTTGCCGCTTACTTTGGCAACGTGCTCTAGGGCAGCGCGTTTGGAGACAGTCCCGGCACCGACGGCGAGACTGAGGTCGAACTCTCTACCTGCCCACTCGATGAGTGTTTCGAGTGAGCTTCTAAAAAAAACGCACGATCAGCAGCCAGCCGGTCGATCAAGTCGGCGATCTGCGGAGCTTCGGTGAGGAAGGCGATGATGTTTTCCTCTGTGCATGGAAGCGGCTGCGGAGGCTCGGCTTCATCGGTGAAATTCCAGTCTGTGATGAGGCAGGCGAGGAGCCGGAGCTTTTGCCGGGCATGGAACGCATTACCGAGATCGAGCAACTCCTCGGCATTCTTGGCCCCCTTCACGCTGGCCTTGATCAGGCTGTCGCGGTTCACTTCGATACGCTTCTTGCGGAAGATGTCGGAGTCCAGGCCAATAAGGCGGAGCCAGTATTCAGTAGGCTCGCCGTCGGGGCAGGAAAGGGGCACTACCACGCCTTCATTGGCGGCAGCTCGAGTGTGGAATCTTTTCATGGGGATGCGGGCCTGCTGCACGTTCAGTGCTCGGGAGTCGGCAGGCGCGACTCATTGCATGTGGGTGGGTAGCTGGTTAAATCGCCGTCTTGGCGATGACAAAGTTTGTGCCGTACGTCGTGTCGTAAAGCGCCTGGAATGGCAGAGTTACCATGATGTCGGCCTGCTCGCTGGCATCCGGCTGGCCTCCATTGTACTTCACGTTCGGCATGAAGAATGAGTAGCGCCATCCGCCTACTTCAACGACAAACTCAAGCGTGGATGCTGTCTCATTCAGGAACTTGTCCAGCAAGGTCGAGTTTTCAAAGTAGGCAGTGATGCTGCCACTGAGGTTGCTCCGGCCAATCATGGGCTGGTTCATCTTGTCACTGAAAAGCACAAAGCGAGGGGCGAGGCCATTTTCGAGCGTGAGACTGCCCTCGGTGACAATGCCAATGGCAGTCCCGTTTTCGCGGAGCGTGCCAGTGTGGCTGGTGAACGGGCAGATGACGCCAGCGGCGGTGTAGGTGGAGCCAGTCGGGGCCGTGCCAGCGGTCGTATAGTCTCGGCCAAGGGCGGCAAAGGTAGCCACGACATTGGCGTCCAAACCAAAGGTGAGGCCGAGGGTATTGAACTCCACGCCAGGGATGATGTGAAACGGCTTATCTGCCTCCACGAGGTCCGTGAAGTTGCGCATGATCGAGTAGCTTCGACGTGTCGAGCCAGGGCGAATGGCAAGCGTGTTGGTCGTGATCGTAACTGCTTCGCCGGCGGCATCGTCCACGAGCGGAGTGGCTGTGACGAGCACGATCTTGGAAGCGGTGCGGCTTACGACAATGCCGCTCTGGTTGTTGCCCACGGTGCCAGTGAATCCACTGATGGTGATCTTGTCGCCAGGGATGACGAGCGGCAAACCGTTGGCGCTGTCATTGATGCTGTTGTCCGAGGCGGCAGCACTGATGGTACTGGCTACCACCGGGGCTGCACGGGCCGCCCATTCAGCCGAGCAAAGGACGGCTTTCAGGAACTCGTCATAGTCCAGTGGGACAAGCTCTCCAGTGATCTCGCCGCCGACTTGGCGGTTGCCGTGATGCAGGCACTTGATCTGCCGGTCATCGCGAATTTCATTCGACAGCACGGTTGTCTTGGTGAGGCCAAGGTTGACGCCGGTATGGCGGATGCCCGTCCAAACCGGGTTCGTTGGCGTGACGCCAAAGTCGGTTTCGAGGGAGTAGTGGGCTTTATGCTTCGAGGATGAGGCGCTCATAGGTGGTGGATGTTGCGGAGTGTGAACTATCGGGGAAGGAACTCAAACGGTAAATCGGTGAACGAGAAAGCCGATGCGGCACATGCTTTGCGCTACCTCGTCGGCCTTGTCTTGGGAGTTTGATGGCCCTTCAGCTACTTGATCAAACTGGATTTCGCCCGTCCAGCCTGTGCCAGAGACGCTGAGCCGAGTCTTGGCGACGGCTGCCTCAAATGCATCTGCGGCTTGGTTGGCTTTCTTGGTGCCATTCTTATCAGGAAGGAAGATCTGCATCCAGACGATGCCGGGTAGGCGGTCATAGGTGCCTCCAACGGCAGCAGCAAAGCCTTTGCCAAAAGACACGCCGACACGAGCCCAGGCCTCAGTGGATGGCTTCGGGTCTGGCTGGTTCTCCCAGATCAACGGCATGGGGTTGCCTACCCAGGCCGTCGTGATGGCGGTGGCAATGGCGGCGCGGGTGGCTTCTCTCATGACGTGAGTGCTGCGGTTGTGAGTGCTAGCTCGGCTTCGATCTCGGCAAGGCTCAGGGCTACCATGCCAGCCGGGGCTTGCTTGGAACTGCCATCTTCGAGGTATTCGATGTACGGCACGTTGTTCGTGATGTAAACCACGTCCTTGATGCTCATGGCTGGCATCGGAGGCGGAGCCGGTGGGCCATAGACGCCTTCGGGCATGATGAAGTCAGACGGCGCTCCAACGGTGATCTGCCATGCGGCCCTGGCGCGGCCTGTATCGACCGGCGTGCGCTCTGTAACGCGGTTGTGGATGTCGTAAACGACACGCTCGTGAACCGTATCAAGATCGACTTCGATGGCCTTCGCGAAGGCGTGCAGATCTGCGCCAAAGGTGAAGCCTTTCACGTCTCGGGCACTACCTCCAGCCCGTCCTCAGTGATGAGTTGCACGCCGTCCTCTGTCGTGATGCCGTCGATCCGGTTGAGGCCTTTCCAGAGGTGAAGCGTGGCAGTGGCTCCGGCTGGGTCTGGCTCGCAAGCGAAGACGTTCCATAGTTCGCCGTTCTCCATTTCGATCTGGTCGCCATGCCCAACGGTACCGGTAATCTGCGAGAGCAGGATGAGGCCAGTGCGGCGGTCTAGGATGGGGCCGAGGCCGCTAGTGATTTCGACACGCAAGTCTGCATCATAGAGCAGAATGGTGATAGGGTCTTCCGTAGCCCAAACGGTCGTGGTAGTGTCTGCCTCGGGCAAAAAGGTATGCGTTGGGGTGGCTTTGAGGACTCCGGCCTGTGGCACGTCGCCTGCTGCCGAGAAGGCCGCACTGGCGAGCGATGACATCAAAGAGCGGAGTCCCATAACCGAACGTCAGTTTTGCTGAACGATGCCGTTCGGCAGACCATCGTTGTCAGGATCGGCATCGAAGGCGGCGTTGCCACCCGTCAAAGAATAGCTGGCGATCCAGGTGGAGAACGTCTCAGCCTGGGCGGAGCAAAAGCAGAAATAGAAAAGCAGAAAGTAGAAATGCTTCATGGTGTGACCTCTTCAAATTTGAGCGTGGCCACGGTGCGTCCGTAGCTGGGGGTATTAGAATCCCCCACTGAACGGTTGATGTAAGCGGTGGCTCCACTCTCTACACACCACTCAACCTGGTAAGTCTGAGCTGACGTTGAAGCTGGCGAATCCTTCACTGTCCATGAAATAGGAGTCATCACATAAGCTGCGCCGCCGTTGTATTGTGCCTGACATGGCACGCGAGCGCCTGGTGATGCACCGACCGTGATGTCGGTGCCGCCGCGCGTGATCTTGAGGAAAACGGCATAACCAGTAGTGGCGGCGGCGGAGAAGGAGGCGGTGATGACGACTGAGTTGCTGGCGGAGCTGGGAGTGAAGGTGGTCGAATAGGCTGTGGTGAACGTGGTCGAAGTCGTCGTCGCTGTATCTGTTTTCGTGTAGAAGCCAGTCTTGGCAATGGCTCCGCCGCCACCGCCTCCGGCAGGTGCCGAGCTGACCCAGGCGGAGCCGTTGCTGGTGAGGACGTTGCCGCTGGTGCTCGGCGCAACCCAGGGCATGACGTTGGTCGAGATCACCAGGCCGAGATCACTGCGCACCTGGGAGACACTGCGGATGCGGCC